TCTCCATTTGTTAATTGATTCGTTTCAGCCAGCTATTGAACGCCGTACAGCAGCGCCACAATGCCCACTATTAACACGACGAGTGTGACTCCACTGATTAGTGCCTCTGTCCATTCGTTCATTGTAGTTTATCTCCTTATCTGGCCCGAGTGTAGCTCGGTTAACAGCCAGATTCATTAGTTCCGACATAAAAAAAGGGAGCCATTGCTGACTCCCTTGGTGGTGGCTTATGCTCGCAACCCGGCTAGACGTTCTTCGCGAGATGGACGTCTGCTCTTGGCGCTCTTTGGTTGGGCGGGTACATATTTGCCGCCGGTCTGTAGAAAGAAGTTCTCGCGGTTCGCTTTATGGAAAGCTGCAACATCGTCACATACCTCTGTCTTTTGCTGCAGCTTATCTTGCGCTCGTTCCAAGCGGCCATTAGCACCCGCAACATCTTTATCAACGGCATCTTCTGCTGATACCACCTCGTTCTCGGCGTCCATTACATCCTGCATTTTGTAGGGCAACATATAATCGGTGATCTTGCAAAGCTGTGTCGCAATTGAGCGCAAAGTAAAATCATCTGCGCCAACTATTGTTGAAATCACATTGCAGGCGTCAAGTAGCATCCGTTCTGTATCTATTGGGTTTGTATTGTCAGATGTGGAATTTATAAGTGATTCGTTGTTAGCTTGTTCTATTGCTTTGGTGTCAGTTCTCTGAGCCATTGTTAAGTTCTCCATTTGTGTGGCACGAGGAACATCCCCGTGCAGGTGACGGCATATCAGGACGACAAACCATGACCCTATCTCTTAGTCATGGCTTGAAGTACGCAATGAGGGCTTCTTCAGCCCCCTGTAAACACGGAAGGTTCATACTTAGCGGTGCCCACTTCAACACTAAATTTGCCGCGCAGCGAATAGCAAATTCAATAAGAATGCGTGGTTAACAGCACCGCAACAGAAGAGGTGTATGAAAGCCGTGTTTATCATTGCGAACTTTTTGACGACCAGATAGGCCCAAAGCCCAGCGGGGATGTTTCTCGTTGCAACGCAAATTATGGGGGAACTTACCAATGGATAAGAGAACGACTTGGACACCAAGTGCAATAGAACAAGCTAACAGCGGATCGCGTTTGTTGTGGGATGTGGGATGTGTGCAATCAAGACCAGTAGACAGAGGCAAGATGTGTGATGCTTGCAACATTGAATCAATTGCTGGTGACGGTGATGAATACCTGCTCTTTTTGCACGCAGCTTTGTGAGGTCATTGACGCTTGCCCTACTGCAAGACTTCAATGGGGCCAAGGCAAATTGGATGCAATATGAAGTGCAAAAGATGTTGTGGGTGTTCAAGGCTGATTGGGCCAGACCTGTGTGATGAAATGTAAGACAGTGAGTGATGGTGTTGCGGCGGTCCAGAAAGCGGGCCGTTTCTTTCTGCGGACAGGTGGTAGATGTGTATTTGCAACGCCAACGAGTGACAAGACTGACTGTCTAGTGAGGAATGTTTAGCAGAGTTGTCGGGTGTGAGCTGCCTCCACGGGAGTTAGCAATGGCTCGCTTTTTGGGAGGTTCTACTTTAGGTAGAATAAAGCCGAAACCTGTCAAGCCATGAAAGCCTGTGCATTGGTATAGGTTTGTGCAACATAGTTTAGTAGGGATTGACTCGCACCTCTCAGAACCTCTAAGGAATGGGGGGAGAGGGTGAGGGGGGTTCTTAACAGGAGTTTAAATGATAGAACAACGTAAATTAACCAAGAAACAGAGCAGCCTTGTGGATACGCTTGTAGCGACAGGATGCACATTGCGCGAAGCTGCAACACAAGCAGGATACTCCGAAGGCGAATCAGGAAGAGTCACAGCAAGCAAAACTGTAAGGCTCCCGCATGTGCAGTCTTACATGATGCAAAGAATCAACGAACAGTTAGGAATGAATGCTACTGTAGCAGCAGCACGAGTCATTAACTTGGCTACAGGGGCTAGATCTGAGTACGTACAGCTAGAGGCTAGCAAGGATATATTAGACAGAGCTGGCTTCAAGCCTATAGATCGTAGCCAAGTGCAAGTAGCTGGGGACATTAGAGTTAGCATTGACCTTGGCTAGGTAGGGGGTACCCAAAAACCAGTGAGTAGTAAGTAGCTAGTAGTCCCCCACACACATGGTTATTCACCAAAGTACCTTTTCATAAACATTATTTTAGTTTAGGGGTTTTAGGGAAAGAGGAGATTGATATGGCTGAAATTGAGGCTTGGGCTGATGTGAAGACGATAAAGAAAGCTAACACGTATTTGCGTTGGCTTGCTCGTCGGATTAGTAAGTTAAAGGGGAATGCAAAGGGCGAGATAAGTGTTTTCCAGCATGATGAGAATCGGTCCGAGCGCATGACTAGGGGCGAATACGCTAAGGAGTTACGGCGTGACAAGGCTGAGCTTGAAGAGCGCAAGATTGAGATTAAGCAAGAAGATAAGCAAAAGAAGAATTTAGATGCTGCACGTAAGGGAAGGGCCCTGAGATCCAAAACAGACCCAAATACTGGCGAGCGCTTGGATGCTGGCCGTGGTGCTAATCGTGACGCAAATATAGGCAAGGGTAAAAAGCCCCGAAGGAAGGTGGGCGGCGGTCGTGCAGCTGCGGCAATTGATTCTAGGCGCGGTGGTTTAGCCAAGTCTTTAATGACTCGCAAGTTAATGCCTAAGACGTGAGGGCAGGCGTATTGGCATCGGTATTAAGGATTCATTTCAAGGAGGAGCGGGTTATGCCTAGTGGCAAGGGAACTTATGGAACTAAGGTTGGTCGTCCTCCCAAGCAGAAGCCGAAGGAAAAGCCGAAAGGTGTTCCACGTTACTTAGCTGGAAAGAAGAAGTGAGCTTCATATCTACTTTATCTTCTTCTGAGCTTTCGGTATTGCGTGAGATAGTTCGCAAGGTTCATTTAACTTATGTTGATGCCGAGTTTGCAACTGAGCGCGAGTGCGATAAGATGATTGATGGCATGGCGCCAGAGACTGTTGATAAGATGCTGAGGTTCGGCAGACAGTATTGTGGTTGATTTTAAATACAAGCCGGACGGTGAGACACTAAAGACCTTCATGAAAGACAACACGTTTTTTCGTGGCATTCGCGGCCCTGTTGGTTCTGGCAAGTCTGTTGGTTGTTGCATTGAGGTTTTTCGTCGCGCCTTAGCGCAAGATAAAAACCAGCACGGAATACGCAGAAGTCGCTGGGCCATTATTCGTAATACCAATCCGCAGCTCAGAACCACTACCATTAAGACTTGGCTTGATTGGTTTCCTGAGAATGATTGGGGTAAGTTTACTTGGTCGGTTCCTTATACCCACCACATTAAAAAGGGTGACATTGATCTTGAGGTTTTGTTCTTAGCTCTTGATAGACCTGAAGACGTTAAGAAACTTCTTTCATTGGAGCTTACTGGCATTTGGGTTAATGAGGCTAGGGAAATACCCAAGTCTATTATGGATGCGTGTACTATGCGTGTCGGTCGTTTTCCTTCTATGCGAGAGGGAGGTCCAAGTTGGACTGGAGTTATTGCAGATACCAACGCACCGGAGGAAGATCATTGGTGGCCAATCATGTCTGGCGAGGTTCCAATACCTGACCACATTCCGCGAGAGCAGGCCAAGATGTTGGTCAAGCCAAACAACTGGGCCTTCTTTACTCAGCCTGCTGGAATGATTGAGGTTAAGGATAGTGACGGTGAGATAGAGGACTATAGTCCCAGCAAGACTGCTGAGAATACTAAGAACATGATGAAGTCTTACTATCCTAATCTTATTCAAGGTAAGACTAAGAGTTGGATAGATGTTTATGTTATGAACAAGTTAGGTTCTATTCAAGACGGAAAGCCAATCTATCCTATGTTTGTTACTGATACACACGTTGCTAAAGAAGAAATACCTGTTGCTGCTGGCTATCCTTTGTACATTGGCTTGGACTTTGGACTAACCCCTGCGGCTACTATGGGTCAGAAGGTTCGCGGAAGGTGGTTTATTCAAGATGAAGTTGTTGCGTTTGACATGGGCATCGTTAGATTTGCGGAGGTTCTTCGTGAGCAGATTGCTACTAGGTTTTCTCAGTGTTCCGAAGTTATTATTTATGGTGATCCTGCGGGTGATTTCAGGGCGCAAACCGACGAGTCTACCCCTTTCCACATACTTAGAGGTGCTGGCCTTAGAGCATTCCCCGCCCCATCTAATTCCGTGGACTTGCGGCTTGAGTCGGTTTCTTCACAGCTTACCAAGATGGCGGAAGGGAAACCCGCCTTCTTAGTTGATCGTCGTTGCACTCAGCTTATTAAAGGTTTTGAGGGCGGGTATCAGTATCGCCGCATGGAAGTATCTGGTGAGCGATATGCAGATAAGCCTGATAAGAATATGTTTAGTCACATACATGACGCCCTACAGTATCAACTTCTTGGAGCAGGGGAGGGGAGGGCCTTGATGAATAATCAGAAGGCAGCTAAACCTACCATTGCCAAGAGGGACTTTGATGTATTCTCCAAACGCAGTGGGCCAAGGCGTAGGCAAGGACTATGGGCTCGCATGTAATTGTGCGTTGCTGATTGTTCTTTAATGTGATTATCGCTTGGCAACCAAGGAGATTAGTATGTGCAAGAAAGCATTAAAAAAAGTATTTAGGCCCGTTAAAAAGGTTGCTTCTAAACTTGAAAAAGTAGTGACAGGTGGTGCAACTAATGTCTATGGCCGTGGTGAGTTTGAGGAAAAGGCTACTGTTGATCCAGCACTAGCAGAAGCAGAAAGCGCAGCTAAAATTGCTGCCGAAGAAAAGGCTGCGGCTAAAGCTGCTGCTACTGAAAAAGCCATTGCTAATGAAAAGCGCTTAAATAAAGAGGCTGCCGCTAGGCAAGCTGATGCTGCTGCAAAAGTTATTGCTAATAATAAAGCAAAGGTTGCTGCTGATGCTGCTGCTTCTGCTAGTGCAACAGCAACCGCTGAAACTCTTGCAGAGGCTAGTCAAAAAGCTCCAACAACGATTGACACATCTGGCAAAGATGTACCAACCACTGCTTCTCTTTCTTCTAAGCCTGTTGTTAAGGCAAAGCCTAAGCCTAAGTCCTTAATTAAAACAGGGGCCGTGGATCAGGAACAGGAAATGATGCTAAAATCTCGGCAGGGGAGGCGGCAGGGGACGCGAGGTCGGCGTTCTTTACTTACTGGCTCTACTGGTGCTGGCTTCTATAATAGGTTTATTTCATAATGATAACTGATCCCATAGCAAAGAATTACCTTGAGCATTACGAAAAGGCCAAGGCAAAGCGTGAGAACTTCATTCCCCTTTTTGAAGAGTGCTATGAGTATTCACTTCCGCAACGTGAGTCCTTCTACGCAGAAACGGCTGGACAGCGGCGGGATGATAAAATCTTTGACGAGACTGCTGTTGTTGGCGTTCAAGAGTTTGCTTCCCGATTGCAGTCGGGCTTAGTTCCTAACTTTGCTAGATGGGCAGATATGACTGCTGGCTCTGAAGTTCCAAAAGAACAACGTGACGCAGTTAATAATGATCTTGATGAAGTAACTGAATACATCTTTGAGGTAATTCAGAACTCTAACTTCTCTCAAGAAGTTCATGAGTCCTTCATGGATTTAGCTGTTGGTACTGGCGTCTTGGTTGCGGAAGAGGGGGACGCAATAAATCCTATTAGGTTTGCGGCTATCCCCCTGCCCCACGTTGTTCTTGATACTGGGCCTGATGATCGTATTGATCATGTGTATAGAGAGCGGAAGGGGATACGATTTAATCAGTTAGAAATTCTATATCCTGATGCAGTTCTAAATGACCAGATAAAAGGGCAGATGTCCTCTGGTGGAAACAATACCACTACTGTTCTTGAGCTTGTAGTTCGTGATTATTCTCGCAGGAATGAAGAGGCTTATATTAGTTATGCTTTTTGCTTAACAACTAAGAGTGTTATTTATAGCAATAATTTAATTGGCATTGGGTCTAATCCGTTTATTTGTTTCCGCTGGGCTAAGTGCGCTGGGGAAGTGTATGGGCGTGGCCCACTTATTAATGCGCTATCGGCAATTAAGACAACGAACCTAACCATTGAGCTTATTCTTGAGAATGCACAGATGGCTATCTCTGGCATTTATCAAATGGATGATGATGGCATTGTAAATCCAGATACCATATCTTTGGTTCCGGGATCTATAATACCAAAGGCTATTGGCTCTGGTGGATT